TTGGCGGTCGGCAGCAGGCCGGCTTCCTTGCGGGCGTTGTGTTCACGGACGCGTTGGTGGTGGTTTACTTCCCAGTCGCCGCCGGTCATCGCGGCCGTCTCTTCGTCGAGCGTCGATAGGCCCTCGTCGATCTTGAGCTTCGACGCTTGCGCTTCCTTCAGCGGGTCGATCTGACCGGGTGCCGGGCCGTGCCACCGCGCTTCGAGCCACGCCTGCCGGCGCAGTGGGTCGGTGAAGAATCCGGGCGCCGACAGCATGCCGCGGCCGACGGCTTCGGCGATGACCATCCCGTAGACCGGGCGACAAAAGTTCGAGACTCGACGGGCGCGGCGTGTCTTGAACGCCTTCCACGCGTCGAGCAACGCCGCGCGAGCGGCTGAATAGCTGGACGTGAAGTGCTTCGTCAAGACCTCGAACGGGATCTCGAGCGCCGGTCCGATCTGCCGCAGGAACGAGATCACGAACGGGTCGTAGTTCGAGTTCGGCCGCTGCGGATCCGCGAACGTCGCCTTCTCGCCCTTCGCGAGATCCACGATCGCGCCCGGTCCGAGTCCGACCTGGCCCTTCGCCGCGGCGGCAGCTTCCTGTTCGTCGGTGAGCAAGCCGACGAACTGGCCCATGCTCTCCTCGGGCTCGCCGGTCTCGGTCTCGACGAAGACGGTGAACATCGCGCTCAGGACGGCGGCCGTGATCTCGGCCTCGCCGTACCGCGTCAGCTGCTTCAGGGATTCGATCACGACGGCGAGATACGGGATGCCGCGCTTCTGACCGGGCCGCTTCTTATGGAAGTCGTGGATCACGAGGGGTTCACCGGTCCGCGGGCCGAACATCGGGACGCGCTGCCAACGGTCGGGGCCGCGCTGGAAGCGGCCGAACACATCGCCGGGATGCGAGTCCTGGATATGACACGCGACCGGCTCGCCGTCAGAACTGAACTCGATGCCCTCGGTCAGCTGCGGCGTGTCCATCATGCCGAACGGGTTGCACACCCGGTCGGCCTCGACGATCTGCAGCTTCAGCGCGAGGATGTCGCCCGGCCTCAGCTTGAACCGGCGGACCGCGAACACGTCGCCGGACAGCAGCTCGGCGCGCTGCTCGAGGTCCTGCATCGCGGCGAAGTCGAGTACCCGCTCGATGTCGCACCGCGGCGATCCCGCCCAAGCCCACCAGATTCGCACCGCCTGCGCTTCCCAGGCGGCCGCCTCTTCCTCGGTCAGCCCGAGGTACTCGTAGTCGATCGACGGCCGCGGTTCGAGCCCGGTGCCGATGACGTTCGTGACGACGGTATTGATGGCGCCGGCAGCGAGCGGGGAATTGCGTTCGAGGTCGCGAGACCGGGCCCGCAGCGCCGGCAGGTCATCGAGCGTGTCGGTGTCGGAGCTGCCGGGGTAGGGCTGCCATTCCTGGAGCGAGATAACGTCGGTCCGGGCACCGGTGTAGCCGCCGGCTTGTGGCACCAGCACGGTCCGCATCCGGCGGGCTGGCAGGTTTTTCGCCTCAGCCAAGGGGCACCCCGCGACGCATGCGGATCCCGCCCCGGGTCGTGCGGCCGATGATCCGCTCCAAGCGCTTGCGCTCAGCGAAGAGCTGGTCGAGGGATGCGCGCTGCTCGGCCCGCTGGCCCTGCGTCCAACTCTGCTTGTCGAGTGCCTTCGTGATGGCGGCCTCGACTTCGGCAAGCTGCTCTGCGTACGTCTTCGGCATCAGGCGACCGACCCCTAATAACGAGAATCCCCCAACCCACGGACCTTGCGTCCGGGATCGGGGGACTTGCCGGAGACTTCCGGCTCCTACCCGTTATTCATCGGTGGCCCGCCCGGTGCTTTGGGCGGTCGAGCCTACGTTAGCATGCCTTTCTGACAGGTGTCAAGGGCTATCTTCGCCTCGCGCGGGAGCTTGCGCGCGCCACGTGAAGCTGCGCCGCCACTCGCCGCCATTCGCCGACGCTCGTGGCTGATCACATCTCTACCGACTCCCCGGCTTCGACCCACCGGGCCGGCCACGCGACGCGGATGGGGGTGGCTTCCGGTCCTCCGGGATCATACTCGACGTGCGTCGCGACACCGGTCCGGACAATCTTCAGGGTGAAGCCACTCGGGGTGTACAGGGTGACTTGCCTGTTGACATCGTCGCGCACGGCCGTAAAGCGCACCAGCGTCTTCTCCGACATAGGCTCGCCAGCGTCGTCGAGCAGCGTAACGTGCGCCGCGGTCTCACTCATGGCTGGATCCCTCGTGATCGAACGGTTCGGAGTGACCGCAATCTACGCGAGCCGTCGCCGTTCAGTCGAGGCGGTCGCGATGGCGCCGGATAGGCCCGGGCGAAATCCCGAGCGAACAGCGGCACGACCGAGCCACACCGGCCGCTGCTGTGCTGGGCCGTCTGCGTCTGGCACGTCCACGAAGCCATGAACGCGCCCGGTTCCAGCGCAGCGAAAGCGTCGCGCATCGTCTCCGTGATCCGCAGCGGTGGCGGTGAGCCACAATCGCCGCAGCGCGCGTTCGGGCAGAGTGTCGGCGTCATGCTCGGACTCCCTGCGACCGGACGCGCCGACGACGGACAGGCGGCGCCAGGATGCGGGGACGCTGGTTCTCGCGCAGCGCCTCGACCATGCGCGGCAATTCCTCGCGGAAGGTTTCGCCGAGCGAGTAGAGCGCGCCCATCGTGCCGACCTTGAGGTCGATCGACTCGTTGCGCTTGTCAGTCTGGCGGTAGCCACGCACGAGCTGGCCGCCGACGCGGCGAACAACCAGCTCCTCGTTGGCGAACTGAGCGAAGTACTCGGCGTCCGCACCGGTGTCGGTCGGCCGGCAGAAATGCACGTAGCCGGGGCCCGGCTCGATGATCCTCAACCGGTGGAAGAGCCGGTCCTTGAAGTGATCGACGTTGATACGCCAGGGCCGGACGCGGTAGCGGTTCTTCTTCGGCGCGCGCTTCAGCGGCTCACCCGCGACGCGGCTGCCGGCGACGCCCTTCACGGCGAACACGTTCCGCCGTTCGCGCGGCTTCACGAACCGGTAGACGGTCTCGGTCAGGTAGCCGGTGTCAATGAACGTGGCCTGCACGTAGAGCAACGCGCCGAATTCGTGGAGGTAGCCGCGCGTCAGGATGGACTCGAGCCGCGCCCAGACGTCGCGCTTCTCCGGGTCGCCATACAGCCGCTGGTGCGTGATCAGCCACGACTCCTCGCCAGCGCCCCATCCGTCGATCGCGACCTCGAGACGGTCGGCTTGGACGTCGACCGCGGCGGTCAGCGCGGCCGCGTCGGCCGGAACCTCGGCGCCGTACTCCTCGGCCCGGTCGCGCAGTGACATCGGGTCGATCTTCTCGACCGGTTCGTCCCACAGTTCGCCGAGCCGCGTGTTCGTCCAGACCTGCAGGCGCTCGGGGACCTTGCGGGCGTCCAGGAACTCTTGCGCCACCACAGTCCAGGACGAGCCCTCGAACGGTGAGAGCAATCCGCCGATCTGGAACCCGGCGATCCCCCGAATCTCCGGCTGCCGGGCGCGCCACTCGCCCCGGGCGTACATCCAGTGACGGTCCCGCTCCTCGATCAGGGCGGCGCAGGATTCGCAGAGATACGCCACGCTGCCGGCGATCAGCTGGTCACGGCCGTAGACCTCCTCGAAGTAGAACTTGATGCCGTGCGCCTCGTCCTTGCCGCCCCAGCGCAGGACCTGGTGGTGGCCGCAGTGCGGACACGGCACGTAGTACTCGCGCCAGTCCGACCGCTGCAGCCACTCCTCGATCGCACTGGCGCCGCGGTTCGTCGGCGTCGAGCCGATGACAGCGGTCGCATCCCAGAACGCCGACATGCGCTTCAGCACGATGTCGATCGGGCTGCCCTCGCGACCGGCGCGCGGTGGAATGCCGTCAGCCTCGTCGATCAGGATGATCGGTGCAGAGGTCCGGCGCAGGCCCTTCGGCGACGTGCCGCCCACGATCTTGAGCTGGCCGCCGCGGAACCGCTTTGTGAGCACCGTGTTCTTGTCGCGACCGCCCTCGCCGCGACCGAGCTCGAGACGCTCGGCGACGGCCGGCGTGCCATCGATCAGCCCTTCCAGCTTGTCCTTGCTCCAGTCGCGGGCGTCCTCGTTCGACGGCTGCACGACGACGATCGAGCGCGGCCGCTGGTGGATGTGGTAGCCGATGACGTTGCCGATGACGCCCTCGGTGAACCCGATCTGCGCGGGCTTCTGGACCACGATCACGCGAATCGATGGGTCCAGGAACGTCCGCAGAATCTCGCGGAGGAAGGGCACGCGGTCGGTCGAATAGGGGCCCGGCTCCGGGGTGTTGCCCTGCGTCGATGACAGCCGACGGTAGCGGTCCGCCCACTCGTCAATGTGCGGGCGCGGCTTGGGCGCGAAGATCGAGCGGAACAGGTCCGCCCGGATCCTACGCCACGTTCTGATCGCGGTCGGGTGTGTCGTCGCTGGCATCCAGCTCCGTGGTGATGGATTCGCCGAGCGCCATCAGCTCGGCCTTGATCTGTTCGACGCCCGTCTCGAGAACGGTGCGGCGTTCGGCGGTGTCGCGGCACGCCTCGAGTCGAGCCAGCCAGGTGCCGGGGATGTTGTTGTGCGCCTCGGCCACCGTCGTCGTGATCCTGGTGACCTGGTCCCTCATGTAGACGACGCTCACGAGTTCGCCACGCGCTTGCGCCAGCTCGAGTTCCCGCTTCGACGCCAGCGCCCACTCCTTGCGGCTTCGCGCCTCGAGGTAGTCCGCCTGCGATGCTGCGTTGGCGGTGCGGGCGGCGTCACTCTTCTCCTGCGCGGCCGCTGCGTCGTTCGTGGATCCGTTCGCGGCCGCGGCAGCCTGGGAACCGGCGCGCGGCGTCGTGTTGAGCGCCCACGCCTTGTCCGCCGCGGCGGGATCGATCAGACCATTCTCGTCGACCGGGATCCGACCGGTCTTGATCGCCTTGTGGACCGCCGACTTCGTCCCGCCGATCAGCCCCTTCGCCTTCCGGTGCCGGGCGTACGCCGTCAGGGTCAGGCCGCGCGAGGTCACTCCCCGCCTCCCCATGGGTTCCCGCCCCACCGCCCCGCGTTCACTTCGTTCACCGACCCCACCGACGCCGAATAATGGCCGCGGCGGCACCGC